ATAAGGCGATTTAAGACACAAATAGACCCCCTGCCTAGTGTCCGTTAGGCGGGGGGTCTTTTCTGTTTTCTATCCAGTCTTCCCCTAACTGGCTAGAAACCTATTCGTTTATCACCAGATTGTGCCAGTACTCTGGATACTCTCTAGCATTAAAGAATACTACCAGGTCTCTCTCCTTGGTATCCCAACGGGTATGAAAGACTGGCTCTGCACCCGCTAATAACTTGGCTGGAATCATACTGATACCGTCTGCAAATCTGAAACAGATACGGTGGTAAGAAAAGTCTGAATCTGTGTATGGTGGAGCAATCATAATCTGCTGTAGTTTATTAAAAGGAAAAATGGCTGGCTTGCTACTGTCTGTTTTGAGCCATTTGATTTCTAAGTCGCCAATATAATTTTCTCTACCTTGTGTTTGCATAACTGTTATATGGAAGTCAGTAAAGAAAAAGCGTGGAGTTGGGTATAGTTTCCAATTGATGAAGTAGTCCGTCAACATTTTGGCTGCTATCTTTTCCCGCTTACCATCTGCATTTACCTGGCGTATAGGTTCAAGAGTCACTTCGCCACCATTCTAAAGATAACCAGAACGGTCCTATGTCTAGGTCAAATGACCACTTGCTTACTGATACACCTATAGCAAGTCGCTTGTATGCGCCTGCTATTAAATGAAAGTTGGTCTTGCCAACCTTAACTAATTGGTATCTCATCTAGCCTCCTGTTTTGTAGAAGCCGTCACCCTTGAAGTGGATAGACGGTGGACTGAACTTCTTATCCATCTGCACATTGCAATCTGCACAGAGGATAACGTGGTTTGAGTAGACTGAAAAAATCTGCTCTGTCCTAACATTACAGATAGGACAACTAAATTCATAGGTTGGCATCTTCATCTTCCTTTGGAGTAGGTAGTGTGACCATACTACCGCAGACAGCACACTCCCCATCTAGGAAATAGAAAGCAACTTCACCGTTTAAGAATCCACCTAGCATTACAAATACCTCAGAACCACATATACAGACATCACCAATTGGTGTATCCCGTAAGTCCATTGCTCTGCTGTAATCAATTCTATGCAGCAGTTCACGGATGTCTTTACTCTCGCTCACTGTCCTCATCTGCTTGCTGTATTTCTTCATCAGGGTATGGTCTCCATCCACCTAGATTTCTTATTAGTGAGTTGACGGCACGCTGAACTTTCATTCTGGCACCATCAACTGTTGTCTTTAGGTCTTTAGCAACTAAACTCCACTCGCTGTTATCCGTGCTAAATCTAATCCTAAGAACATTTTGTTTTGCCTCTGTTAGTTTGTAGAAGGCATTGGCTATATCTGACCTTAGTACTAGCCAGTTGTTGCCATCATTGCTTGGTTCAGACTTATTAAACTTGAAGTTCAAGTCTTTTATTTTAGTTGGTATCTCGTAAGACTCCGCAATAATGCTGGGTAGAAATGCTTCTATTACGGAGGAGTCGTAGTAATACAAGTCAAGCAACTCGTAGCCTGCTGCTTTAGCCTTTTCTTTTTCGCAAAACTTTATGGCTGCATTGCGTAGGGATTTGGCTATTAACTTATCCCTGTCTTTCTGTTCAAGGGCTAGCCATTCTGTGTACTTCATTGGATGGGTGATGAACCACATCCACAATATCTGTTGTATATCCAGTGACTCAACCATCGGGTACTTGCGGTGGTACTCGGCAGCGAGAGAAGCAACTAATGCTTCATACTCATCTAGATATGTTGGTTCCACCTATGCCTTCCCACTGACCTCTTTGTACTAATAGTCCTATTATGGCATAGTTTGCTATATCTTGTAGGGTATCTTGAATAGATTCGTAGTTCGGCGTGTCGTTCTTTTTGTAATACAGATTCTGTAGCCGTTCTAGTTTGTCGTGCATCCTGATGATTAGTCCATTCATAGCCCCACCTGGTGCATTGGCTATATTGTAGGGACCATAATCCTGATGCTTTCTAAGCATAAGTATATGTAGTTCTTGCAGTACATCTTCTAAATGTTTAATGTCCTTCATCTAGCACCTCTTTCAGTTTCTCATCAAATTCTAACATTGCATCTTGAATTAAGACTTCCTCTACTACTTCTTCACCATCACCCTGTGCTGCTGCTACTAATACATTGGCTAGTAGGGTGAGTAGCATCTGGGCTGCTTGCTGGTCTATTTTGTTAGCCAAGTAGACATCTCGCAGCGCTGATAGTAAATCTATTCCTTTGTTCTCTGATAGGGGTAGCCCCATCAGTAATGGGTTCTCTTTTATATACTCCCAAACTGTATCTTGTTCTTCATTCTCCCAAGCATTTTCTGATTTTTTCATCTAGGAACTGCACCCCTTCCTGCATAACTATGCTGTTGACATCGTGCCCTTCGGGCATCTGGACTATATTCACGTTACCTAACTCTCTACTTATCTTCTTACCAAACTCTAAGCCTGGTGTATCTCCATCTGCTAGCACAATAACTGTATCAAAGTCGTCAAGTATTTTGCTGTAGTACGGCTTCCAATTGTTAGCACCTGGGATACCGACTGCTGGATGGTTAGTCTTGACTGATACTGTGATGCAATCTATTTCACCCTCTGTGACGCAAATATATTGCTCTGCATTTAGAACTATCTGCGAGTTAAACATTGTGGTCTTAGCCCCTGGCAGACCTATGTACTTAGGGTCTTCACCTCTGATTGAACGAAACCGCAGGTCAACGACCCCTGATGGGGTGGTATATGGGATAACTAACTTACCCTTGTAACCTTCGTGACCTGGCAATGGATTGTCCACTACTCCCAAATGAAATCTCTTGGCTTCTTCTACCGACAGACCCCGAGTTGCCAGATAATCTTCCGCTTGGTTTATGTATTGAGCGTATTCTGTCGTTGCCTGTAGGAGAAATTGTCTCTGCGAATTTGACAGCCTCACGATAATTAACTCCTTCTTTGTACATAATCAAATCGTATACATCACCACCGACTCCACATCCGTGGCACTTAAATCTACTCTCATCAAAATTAACACCTGCTGAAGCGTGTTTGTCTCCGTGGAATGGACATTTAATCTTTCGCCACCCACTGCCCCTAGCAGGCAGGGTGGCGCCTACATACAGTAGGTAATCTTCAATACTATGTTTGTCCATCTGCTTTCTTAAGTAGTTCTAACCAGATGCTTGCTGGCATCGTGGCATACCACTCACCTACATCTCCTTTGCCTTTGCGTTTATGTATGACTACACCTGTCCAAGCATTGTCATTCTTCATCTCTACTTCTAACTCTGCTGTCCAGCCTGCAAGGTCTAACTTGGCGTGATTCTTAATCTCAATGGTTACACCTGGCACACCGCTTATATCGCCTTTATCTAAGGTTGCTCCTGCAAGTCGGCGGTCTGCATACTTGTAGCCATTAGCCTTTAACCAAGCAACGACATCTCGTTCTGCTTGGCTACCCTTGCGTTTGGCTGCGCTACTCAAGTGCTTCTGCTGCTACTTTATAAACTGCTGCTTGTATTTTACTGTAGAGATTATCATTGTTGTATAACTCATCAACAATAATGTTCCATTCACCTTCTGATAATGGGTTGCCAAGTAATACTTCTATATCTTCTTGGCTAAACGAACAGTCCCATATTTTAGTTTCCATATATCGGCTCCTGCATATATTTGATTTGGACATCATCCAAATACATATTGTCTGGGTTAAAGGCAAGACTTACATAGTTGTTACCTGTCTGGTCTGCTCGCCCGTATCTGTTCTTCACTGGGGCTACGCAGAGATAGGTCTCATCACCTTGTTTCATCTGCCCGATAGTCAGAACCATTGCTGGTATCTGGTTGACCAGACCCTGAATGGCTGACCGTGGCTGGCAGGGATAGCCTTCAAAGCCTTCCTTGGTATGGTGCAACACAAGCACGGCTGAGTTGGTATCTCTTGCAAGATACTTTAACTCCTTCATTGCTGCACGCATACCTTGGAATTCTTCGTGACCATCCATTGCTATATCCATTAGATTATCTACAACAATAAGTGTAGGGCTTCTGCCCCATACAGTTTCAAATGCGCTGACCTCATCATCTAAATCTTTTAGCGTTGGTGTGGACTCAAAGGACCAGAACAAATGATTGTTAATCACTAGTACTTCTTCTGCTTGCTTTGGGTCACGCTTAAGTAACTGTTCTGCTGCTTGCTGTGAGATACGGCTGGACATTGCAACTAATCGCATAGCCATAGTGTGAGCGTTAGTATCTGCGCTGAAGTACAGCGTAGGAACTTTGGCTCTGGCTGCAATTGCCAGTGCAACTGATGACTTACCAGCACCAGGGGTGCCAGCAATCATTGTGATTTCTGCACGGCGTAGGATAATTCCTGCTCGTTCAAATGCCGCAAAAGCGGGGGGCAATGGTTCTCCCCCCACCTCTGCTTTGCTGATACTTCTTTTGAGAGTTCTCATTTAACCTGGTCAGGTACGAATGTGTTCCACTCTGGAGTGCCTACTCTTGCATAGACATTCTTGCATTTATCAAACTGACCTTTCGGTGCAGGACAGAAGTAACCACGGTATAACTTACCGTCTTTACCTGTGCCCTGAATAGCAGTCATCTTGCCGTGTGGACAATTCTTGCCACCGATAGATGGTGCTGCTGTAGATGCCCAACTATTACCATTGTTACCATAATCAACTGGTGGATGTGTATCTACAATACTTGCGCCCAGACTTGCTGCTACCTGTGCTGGTGACATAACTGCTGGGCTAGATTGGTTTTTTGCTGCTGCTTCTAGTTCAGTAACAGCACCTTTGATTGCGTCCAATGCTTCAACTATTAAGTTGTCTAATTGGTTACCTGTTTCGGCACGGACGGTAATTAATGTACCTGCTGCTGATTTAACTGTGATACTGATTGGTGCCTCAGTTGATGACACTATCTTCTCCTTGCTCTGGGAATGGAGTAACGAGACCCTTTTTGTCTCGCCACTGTCTGACCTTCATTGCAAATTGTACGCCATTCCAACCTTCTTTTATGTCAATCCAGACTAGTTTGCACAAGCCTGTACCAGCAGGAAGATGGATGATGATGGCTTTCTCTTTGTTAACGTCTCCCCAACTACCTCGGGTTGCCGTCTCAACATCATAAGGCAACCCGTTAGCATAGATTGCTAACTGAATTGCTATGTTGTTTGGATGGTCTATGCGACCTGTCTTTATATCTGCAATGAATCTTTCGCCTTTGTATTCAACAAGTCTGTCAGGTGTGCCAGCAATTTTGAATTTGTCTAGCACGCAGAACTGTTCAATGCGAATCATATTAAGTTGTTTTGTTGTTTCTTGGTAAGCAGTTAAGTCCCCTGCCCACTCACTTGGAACTGGTCCTATGTCCTGTCCCAAATCTAGTTTCTCTGCGAATGTGTGTAGTGCTGTGCCGATTGTTGCTGCTTTGCTAGCACCTGCTACTTCCATAGCGTCTTCTATGTATTTGTTAATAGCCATCTTGTCATCTTGTGCTGCGTTGATAGCCAACAATAAATCGCTGCGAACTGATAAACCTATTGCTGCCATACGCATCTTCCACGCTGTCAATGCTGCTGGGTCATCAAGACTATTGGCTATTGTGGTAGCCCTGGTATATGCCTCCGACTTACCACCTTTAGGTGGCTTAACCATTGGGCGACCATAACGGTCCCGTTCTATTTCTACTCGCATTTATCTACCTAAGTGTCTCCTTGTTTGGAGAACAGGCTGGAAAGGAGACTAATCAGAACCAGCCTGTACTCGTTGGCAGAGTCTATCAGATGACGGAAGGAATCTCTGATAACTCTGAGGTGGCGTGTTAGATGTGTCCGCACCCGCAATGACAACAAGTATTGCAGATTTGTGGCGTAGTCTCACACCGCATATCTATGTGGTCATCTATCTCGCATCGGGTACAGACGAACTCATCTGCATCTAACATTACTGCTCGTTTACCTCATCAATGTCTAGGTCCCAATCAAGTTCACCTTCATTGGCTGTTAGATTTAGGCTGTCTTCTGCTTCACTGCGAGCCTCGTCCTCATCTTCAGCCTCAATATCTGTGAGTGTGAAGTTGATAGTGCCTGTGATTGTGAACAAAGTCTTGAGTGTGTTTGCTCCAATATCTCTCAGCATTTGATTGATGTCTGACACCTGGAAGGTAAGTTCAGTTTCTCCTGCTGAGTATTCATTGTTAAAGAAGTTATACACCTGTTCACGTAGGTTTCCTACCCGAGACATATAAGCACTGCTAATTTCTGATGCCCGTGTTAGTTCTGTGCGTAGATGTTCACGCTCTTTAATGGCAGTTACTGCCATCTCCTCTGTGAATTTACTGGTGCTACCGTCTTCGTTGTTGATTAGTATTTCCATTGCTGTCTCCTTATGCTGTTAGTAGTTCTAGTGCTCTGAGTTTCAGGCTATCAGAGCCACCAGACAAGGCTCTGATGCCTGACTGTGTACCCTTATCCTGCTTGCCGTGGTCGGCATACTCTATAACTGCCTGCCATAGACCGAACTCCGTATCACGGATATTCTCCTGTGTTGGGCTGTTGGTGAAGATGTTCATTGCCATATGCCGTGCCGTATTGGCGCGGGTCAACTGCATCTTCTCACCTGTAGATAGCAGATGAAGTGGCTTGTCTTCAATGGTTGTAGGTAGTGGGAATACCTTCTTGAAGTAGTTAAGGGCGTGCTGACGGCTTGCTTCCTTGGCTAGCAGATGATTTGCTATATCGGAATAAATCTGAATGTTGTCATAGGTTAGCCCCATAATGTGACGGATTTGTGCTACGTCTAATTTGCTACCTGATGTGTGCTTCAGACTGTAAGTAAACTTATTTGTATTTCTAAACAGTTTATTAATTTGATTAGCACAATACAAACGCTCAATGATTGGCTTGATAATGACTGAACTGCTGCCATCGTGGCTGGTCTTAGCCAGGATGAAGGCTGCGTGTGGGTCATTGGCTACATTGATTTCGTTAGGTAGTTGTAGTAACATCCATACTTTTGCACCGTGGTCATACTCACCTGCTGCTGCATAGCGAGCCTCACCTGAATCAATCAGAGTATCCAACGCTGAGAATATCTCACCGTTTTGGAATACCTGATAGCGGTTGCCAACTACACCGATGTTAGTTACCTGACCGAACGGTGTAGTCTTGATGACTGCTTGCTTGTTGCGAACTGGAATGGATACTGGCTGACCTGCACCTGGTATTACATATGATGCTGTCATTGGGTGAAGTGATACTGACCAGTCAAGACCTGCTTGTCTGGCTACATCAGATGCTGATGTGGCTGTGACTGCGCTGCCTGACTTGAGCCAGTTGGATAGATTCTTTTTTGGCACGGCTGTTAGTGTTGTCATTTAGTCTCCTTATAGATACTTGGTTATGCCACCGTAAGTTGCAGT